GAATACCCTTTGCCAACGGGCCCAACTGGTCCAACCGCTTCCACAACTCGGCTTCCGCGCGCGCACCAGGAACCTGCGCACCCGCAAGCTCCGACAACGCCTGCAGCTGCGTCAACTGATAAGGCTGCAACGCCATCTCCTGCCGATAACGAGAAAGCTCGGCCTTCGCGTACGTATCGGCCAACGAACCAGGCTCGCGATTCGCCCAAGCCGACGCCTGGGCCTCGGCAACCGTCGCCTCGGCATTCGCCTTACGCGACATACCCAACTGCGTACGGGCCTGCTCCCTAAGCAACTCGAGCTGCGCGGACTGCGCACGCGCAGCGATCGCGGAACTGACGCCCTTACCAACAAAATCCTCAACAGGCGCCACAGACCCGCCGGGCGAACTCGCGGGACGATCATACGCAAGCGCAGGATTCAAACCGGCCGCGCGATAGTCCTCGACTGACCGCTGCGCCGCCGTCGAACTCATACGCTCCTGAAACGCACGATTGCGAGCGGCTTCAGCCGCCGAAGAACGATTCTGCAACCACCCGCCAGCAGCAGATGCCGCCGTCGCAGCAAACGTGGGGCCCCATCCCCCTGTACGCTGCGCCGAAACGCTGCCACCGCTACGGCGGCCAAACATCTGGGCCGCCGTAACGGCTATTGGCAACCAGGGAAGCGCCATAACTAGAACCGGCCCAGACCCACCGGCGTACCAAACACCGGCAACGGCCGAGTCATCTCGCGCTGGATGTGAACATCGGCCAGATACTGCTGGCCAGCCGCCAACGCGCCGGCCGCAAGGACACGACTCATGGGCGGCGAGTCCTCGATAAAAGTCTTACCGAGCGTCGGCGCACCAACGAACTGCTGCGACAAATGCCATTCGTCAATATTGCCGGCCGCAGTCGGGCGAAACAAACCCGCCACACGGCTCACGCCGGTGCGGAGCTCGTGCCACCGCTCCTGATACCCGAAAACCACATCGTCGTTCGACGGAACGCCCGTCGCAAAAATCTCACGCCGCTTCACGGCCTGCTCGCCAAGCCCCGCAAACGCGGGATTGTAGTAATCGTACAGCGTCTTGCGGTCCCACATCCGGTGGATGCCCTGCGAATACGACAACTCCGACTTCACGGACAGCATGCAGATGATGAAGCCATGCTCGGTGGCGGCGTAGGACGCCTGATTATTGCCGACAGCCGTACCTGCGGCACCAAGCGCGCCCAGAGGAACGCCGGCAGTCGGCGCCGTCTGCGCGATCGGCGTGAACTGCAACGGCGTAGAACCACCGCCGATATACTCAGCGCGCTGCAACCGCGCATCAGGATTCCGGACACCAAAAATGTTCTCGGTAATCTCCGTGTAGCGCGTACCACCGCGCGCCATGCGCTCGAGGAAGACCTGCACCTGCATCGCCTGCCGGAACGTATTCACGTCCAACTGCGCAAACACCTGCGGCGTCCCATCGGCCAACGCGCCAATCAAAACATCATCGCCACCAGCCGAAGTATAGTAATTCGGCACGGCGTTAAGACCGGTACCAGCCGTGAACGGCGACGGCGTCTCCTTGATCGTCACGCCAACACCGGCCGACACGTCTGCGACCTGAACGCCAAGACCCGACACCGGAGCCGGAATAGAAGGCGCGGTGAACTTCTGCGGCCACGGCAAGCAGGACGTGAAATAGTCATGGGACTTCGCGCGCCGCTGCAGCGGGAAATTCAGCGACGAAATCGGACCCGCAAACGTCCGAGCCAGATACGGGGGATTCACCAAATTTTCGTCGCGGTACCACTGGTCGTAGATCCGGTTATATGCAAGCATGGGCAACGCGTTGGTCGTATCCACGACACCCGCGCCGATCTGCCCGACAGTGGGCAAACCCATATAATCGCCCATGCTGCCAACCGGCCAACCACCCGCAGGCCACGAGACCTGCGGCACCGTGAAGTTGATGGAATCCCCAGGCGCGTCCTGCTGGCCCATCAACTTCACCCACTCGTCCCACACAATGCGATTCGGCACAAAAAACGCATGAATATCAATGCGCTGCGAATCCATCAACGGAAAAAGCGGGGTCGCCGTGCGAACGAACGGCGTGAAACGGTACTTAAAGTAATCGCCAGGATACACCTCCTCGACGTGGAACGGAATCAGCAAGCCGGCATCAAACGTGAACTTGATGCTAAACGAACCGATGAACTTCGAGCGCGGCACATCGGGCCGCGCGACCATCGCGGCATCGTCCTGACTGACCAACCGCCGCTGCGGAAGGTTATACCCGCTCATTTATCGGGCCTCCAACGCCAAACTGCCCTGCGCAGACGGCTGCGAGGCCAACACCTGCTCCGCCGTGATAACCACGCGGAACGAATACTCGCCGATCAGCACCGCGTCCTGCGGGGAGAAATCGTACTCCTGCGACACATCGCACAGCGACACCAACTCGAAATCGGCGGGGTACTTCGCAAACACCGAGTCCTTCGCCATAACAGCATCAACGAACCCGCGCGAAGCCACCACGTCTGACCGCTCGACGTGGAACGACGACAACGCACGCGCCTTCTTGTCATGCAATGCATACAACTTCATAGCTGCGCCCTCTCGGATTTAAGACGAATACGCGCCGAGGCGATTTCCTCGGCCGCGACCAACTCGCGGACAGTCAGTACACCGCGACTCTCCAGTTTCTCCAACTCCAACTGCGCAAGCTCCGATTCGCTGGCACTCTCACGATAAGACGCATGAAGGAACCGAGGAACGGGGAACGGGCGTCCCTGCCAAATAGCAGACCGACGCCACGATCTCCAATGCTTGCGAAAATCACCGCCAATTCCGGGCCTGCGGGACATCTGAAGAAACGGAGGTTGATGCACATAAACCTCACCAGTCGAATAGTCGACCTCCTCGCCCTTGGGACGATGAAACCCAAGTTTCTTCGCACAGTATCCAGCGGTGTACGAAATCCGAGCCGGGGTCACCGGCTCCATGGTCACAAACCCTTTCGACCACGCCCGCTGCGCGGCCTCGAGGTCTGCGGTGCCGAACAAAAGCGCGTGATAGTGCGGACGCTGCCGCCGCTCACCGTACTCGCCACACCCGAAAAAACGGAACTTGCCAACCGAACGCCGCATGTAGCGCACGAACAGTGACAAGTCATACCGCGACAACGTGGGAGGACAATACCTGTCGGCATACGTCAACGTGACAAAAGAAACGACGGGATGCAACTGCTGCTCCAACGTACAACGAATAGCCCACTCACGCGCACGGGAAATCTGACAACCCACGCACGATCCACAGGGCAACAACAAATCAGACGCAGCCAACACCCCGTCGGCACGCTCTAACGACTCCGACACAAACTCACGAACCGGCCTCCCAATAATCACGCGCTTGGAACCCGACAACGGGTCGGGACGCGCGGCAACAATCGGGTGGACACACGGCATATCACAGCCGAATCCCGCCTCGACGGTTTCGCTGCAAGTTGACCCGCTCGGTCAACCCAACACGGCCCTTAAAGGCCTTCACGCTCTTGGACTTCTTCACGCCATGTCTCACGCATACCTCGAGAAAGGGGAAACAGAGGTAACAGCCATCCGGCAGTACCTCTGCGCACATATATGACAAGAAAGGTATATGTGCGCAAGCTGTGTCAGACCGACACAGCAAACAAACTAGGGGCACCCCTACTGGGATGCCCCTAGAATCGCCTAAAACGGCTCCTAACGGCCTGAAACCCGCTAGAAGGGTCTAGCTATGGCCTCATGCATAAAACCGCCTTAAACGCGAACCAAACGCGGCAAGAGCACGCCGCGTGCAAAAACTCCGCTGCATCAAAAAAAACGACACAGGGCCCCAACTGGCGTAAACACTACACCGACGGCACATCGGCCTTAACTGGCGCGCTATCGCTTGCCGAGGCAGCGGGAACCGACGAGACAAGCTCGCCGGCCCCCGCCGCCTTCAACACCTGCTGCAACTCGCCAGACTCGGCAGCCGCCTGAACATTCTGCCAGCTCATGTAACGATCGCGAACAACCTTCGGCAGAGCCAACCACGCCTTCTGACTCGCCTCGAGGAGCGACATGGCCGCGGTCAAATCCATCGAATCAAAATCAACAATACCAGACTTGCCGTGGACGCCAACTCCAAACCGCTGAATCTGATACGCCAAATCAGACTGCAAGGCATACTCCTGACGACACATATCCTCAGCAGCCGTACACTCCACAACGTCAGGCACATCAACAAGCCCAACATCATGCTGCCCTCGAACCGGCCACACAAGCGGGCCGGGCTGCAACTGATCCAACTTCCGACGCTCGGTCATAATCACCTCGGACGAATAAGACGAAGCAAGGGCAGAATACCCTTTGCCAACGGGCCCAACTGGTCCAACCGCTTCCACAACTCGGCTTCCGCGCGCGCACCAGGAACCTGCGCACCCGCAAGCTCCGACAACGCCTGCAGCTGCGTCAACTGATA